TGATAACGGGGAGTGCCTTTGGAACCAAGCACATAGTCCAGACGCTTCTTCAGTTCATCATAAGACTTAAACTGATCAGCAGCAACCAGTTCAGCAAGCGAATACTGCTTCTTCCAGATTGCTTCCATTGCGTCATCGTCGTCCAGAAGGGGTTCAGGACGGGCAAACTCACTGGAATCATAGTTACGATAACCAGCAACATTCTTTGCCTTCAGTTTGAAGTTAGCACCCTGCCAGAAGTCAAACGGATCAATTGCTTCCTCATCTTCAAACTCAGGTTGCATCGCAGCAGTCAGTTTGTCAAAGATCTTCTTACCGTACTTGAACAGGAAGACTTTGCCTTCGTTGGCGGGATTGGCAGGATCCTTCACCACATAGATGTTGCTCACATAGGTCAGTTTACGCTTCTGCTTACGTGCCAGTTCCTTACCAGCATCAGTGCCGTTGTTCCACAGTTCAGAGTTCAGTTCGGACACAGGATCCTTCTGATTCAGAGTGGTAAGACTGTTCTCAATGTACCAACCACCAGGACCTTGGAATGCGTGACTGTAGAGTTTCACGAACGGCAGGTCTTCGCCGTTGGGAGCAGGCAGGAAACGGATTACGGCATAACCATTACCGCTTTTATCTACATCCAGTTTCCACAGACGGTCATCACTAGAACCGCTGCTAGTATTCATTTTTTCAACTTCTTTGACCAGTTTAGCGGTCAGATTACCCAGTTTGGATTGCTTTTTAAGATCCGAAAAGGACATTTGGATACCTCAGATAGTTTGGATTCGGGGGATTTACTTAGATAGTATAGCGAAGATTGAGTCACCTGTCAATGAATTGCTTGAGAGACTCAATGGTCTTGTTCATACTACTGAATAAAACTTGCATATCAGTCTCTGGTGGGAATCCCATCAGAGCCACTGATTTGCGTAGGTTCTCTTTCATCTCAACCGCTTGTGGGTCATCTGAAAGGGACAACCTAGTATACATCACTCTCTGCTTTTCTAGCAAGAGCTCAAGTTTCTCAATGTGTTCCAGTTTGGTCTCACGGGGCATCATACCGAAAGTCAGAATGCTTCCGTAGATTTCCTCTTGTAACTTGTTGATTTCTCTCAGTTCGTCTTGAATAATATCGGAGTCAAAAAAGCTACTCATCTATGATTTCCCTTAAAATCTTCTTGAATTGAAACACATCTGTATTTAGAAATGGAGAATATTTTTTAATTTTTAAGCTGACGGTTTCCCACACAGGGTCCAGAAGTTTCTTATCAAACATCTTCCCGAACAGGAATATTTTATCGTATATGACTAGAGTTTCCAGGCTAATCTTCCCGCTCAGGAACTTTTTAAGAACGGGTGGATGACCTTTGGAACAGTTCAAGGCATCGTCTAATTTTGTCTCCGAGAACAATTCGTTGCTTTGTTCTTTGAACAAGTAAGTCAAACTCTGTTGTCTCCGCATCCAATCTGCGTAAGTCCTTTCTCCAGAACTGATAATTTCTCCAATCCATAAGTTCTGTGGGTTGTCTGATGCTACAAAGTTTGATACTAGAAAATCTAAAACTTCTTTATCGTTGTATTTGCGACTTGTCTTCTCAAACCAGTATTTGTCCTTGCGTTTGTTGAAGGATGTCATACTGGCACGAGTCTTCGCACCGTACTTAAAGAAGTCGTATTTTGGATTTGTGAAATGATTTTTGAGTGACAAATAATGTTGATAAGTTTCAAAGGGTGTCACGATCATAAAGGCAATCTTGCTCTTGATGTTTTCTTCATAAAGTTAAGACGAGTGGCATCCCACTTGAGTCTTTCTTTTAAAGGTTTTGAAATGAGTTTCGTAACTGATTCTACCTCAAGACTATTGACTTCGCAATAGTGACAAATAGCATCAATATAATTCAGATTTTCTTCAGCAACAATTTTCTCAATCTCAAGAGCAAACTTGGAAGGGGTTAAAAATTTACTTTCTATTGCCTGTTCTAGTTCTTTATTTGGTTCCATAGAGCTCCAGTTTATCTCCAACAAACTTTCTAATGTATTTGCCGAGTAGTTTGATGTACTTTGATTTGTCTCTTTCTTCATAGACGACGCATTCTCCATTTTCACAAGCCATGATGATTACAAGTTTTTTAACTGAAATACCAGTCAGTTCGTATAGCATACAACCGTAAGCCATACATTGAACAAAATAGTGTTCAATCCACTCGCGTGGTTTTGGTTTTTTGGAAGTCTTAAAGTCAATTATTGCTAACTCACCGTCATATTCGGCAATACAATCAACTGTCCCAGCAATTCCCAGTTGTTTACTATATAGGGACCCTTCAAGGGCGTAAATATTATTTATACGATTGAGTTCTGATTTTGAGATCTTAAACAGAAAATCTGAAAGAGGTTGAACTTCTGGCAACTTCTCATTTTTAAGATAATGTTCAGTAAGAGAGTGCATATCTGTTCCACGACTTGTTGCCGCTTTTGTAACACGCTCTGCTTCTTCTTCACCTACCTTCTTACGCCAGTTAATAAAGATTTCCTTATTAAAATGACTGGTCACCGAAGTGATGGAGACCAGTCGAAGAAGTTCTTCTTCATCAGGAATTGAATAGTATCTTACACCATCAATTGTCTCACGCTCCAACTTAGGGAGTTCAATATCAATATGATTAAACATTAAAACCTCACTTTGTAGATATTATAGCATATTATTATGCTTTGTGATATTAATCCACATTTTACCATTTTTAATTTTAGTTATGTGCCCTTGCCTAACATTATACATTTTGGCAATTTGTTTTTGTGTCACATTGCCTTCCCAAGCAAGATTATAGATTTCTATAATTTGAGTTTCACTTAATTTACTCATAGGATGAGAAGTTCCAGGAAATCTTTTTTTTAATTTTTCTATCACTTGTGGTGAAAATTTTTTCCCTTTATTTGCCTTTGAAATTTTTTTCTTAACCTCATCTGTATGTTTTTTACCGTAAAAATGATTTTTTTCACCCTTCATATTCTCACTCAAATATTTTTTATATTCATCAGAGTGAGTTTTTCCATACATTCCGTTTTTTTCACCTTTAACTCTTTCACTCAATATTTCAGTTCCTTTTAACAAAGTATTTGGATTATTTAAAATTGAAAAACCTACAGATTTTTCATTAAAATTCATACAGTTTGGGTCATTTATGTATTTTAAAATATATTCTTCTTCTTTTTTAAGAAGTTCTTCTTGGTTTTCGCAAAATAAAATAATATCTCTTTTTAAGGTAGATTTATCTTTTACAGATCTTACCCATTTACCACTACCAAAATATCCATCATTCAAATTATTAGTGGTGTGTCTTCCGTAATAATATAAACCAGAAGGAGAATACGTTTTATAAATGAAATGATACATAAAAAACAATAAGTATTGTAAAAGAATACTTATTATTTATATTCTTTTACAATACCAGTCAAAAATCAAAGTCCTAATTCTATTTTGGCAATAAGATATTCTTTAACCAAAGATGAGCGAACAATATCCTCAATACCAAACTCAATTATATCAAAAGAAGGCATTTTACGCAATACCGTCATAAAGTCAACGATACCATTGCGTTCGTTAGTTTTTTGTAGGTCAGACTGAGAAGCATCACCACAAAAACAAATCTTGGTGTTTTCACCCACACGAGTAATAATAGAATCTAATTCGTGGAAATTAAGATTTTGAAATTCATCCACAATAATGATAGAGTTATCAAGAGTGGTTCCACGAAGGAAAGAAGTAGACCAGAACTTAATGGTTTCTTGCGACTTGAGATTTCCATAGAGCATCTCAAAGTCAGCATCAGAAGGCATCTGGAACATATACTTCACCATATTCTTATAAGGAATCTGGTAAATATCTGCCTTATCTTCATGAGAACCAGGAAGAAATCCAATCTCACGAGTAGCGACTAGTGAGCGTACAAGATAGATTCTTTCATAAGGAGTTTGCTCATCAAGAACATCTTGAAGTGCATTGTACAGAGTGATAAAAGTCTTACCCGTTCCAGCACACCCGTATGCAACAATATGTTTACCGTCAGTATAAGACTCAAACAAACGCTTTTGGTTTTCTGTAAGAGGGTCAATATCAACCAAGTATTCAGAACTTAGAGGTTTTCTCCTCTTCATTTGTTTTGCAGTCAGACCAACTCCGATTGGTTGATCAACGTTGCCTCTTTTTCTTCTTGCCATATTAGAGTTTTTTTACTTGTGATTTTGGTGCCTTACTAGCTTTTTCTAAAACAGTGTTCCATGAAGGGTGCTTTGAGATTAATTTATTTTGCCAATCTCCTACCTCTCCAGGAGAAGGGCAAGTAGAAGGATCAGACC